TGGAGATATCTGGTGCGGTTGGTGGCACAGTTACACCTTCTGATACATCTGTAACAGCAGATAAACTTAACACTGCTTTATTAACTGGACACACAGACATCGGAGCGGCAATAGCAGATGCAGATTTATTTCTTGTAGATGATGGTGCGGGAGGCACATTAAGAAAAACAGCCGCTTCAAGAATAAAAACGTATGCAGGGTTTAGTGTATCAGACATAACAGGTGCAACAGAGCTCGCAGAAGCTCCTGCTGACACGGATGAATTTATTCTTAGTGATGCGGGAACATTAAAAAGAATAGACTATAGTTACATTAAAGGGGAAGTAAACACTCCCGCTTTTTTAGCTAACAGAAGTAGTGGTGCAGGAATATCAAGTGGTTCTACTACTATAGTCCAACCAGACAACGAAGTTTTTGATACAGACTCTGCGTACAATCCAAGTGATGGAAAATTTACAGTTCCTAGCGGAAAAGCAGGTAAATATTTTATTGCCGCAGGTGTATATTTTGGAAGCATGACAGATGGGGCCACAATTTCTTGTGAAATCTATATTAATAATAGCGCAAAAGCGTTAAATAGAAAACAACTGGGTGCTGATGGAAACGTCTCAATTCAATGCGTAGGTTTTTTTGATTTAAGTGCAAGTGATTATGTAACATTTAAAGTTGACCAAAATACCGGAAGTTCCAAAAACACAAGTGGTGACCATTTAACATTTTTATCTGGTTTTAGAGTAGCATAGGAGTATTTATGGCACAATTATATTGGAAAGTAAGAGCATATTTAGAGGCAAACAGTAAAACTGCATCAGAGTTTGATAACAATATTAAATTAGTAAATGATGGTGCGGGAGATTATATTCATACATGGAACGTAAGTGGTTTAGCTAAACCTACAGATGCACAACTTACATCAGCAGACACACAAGCAACAAAAGATGAAAATAATCATGTTGTAAAAGAAACTCGTAAAGCGGCTTATGGCGATATTGGCGACCAACTGGACTTACTATACAAAGATATGCTGGCAGGAAAAGGTGATTCTACAGGTGAATGGTTTAAATCAATCAAGGCAGTAAAAGATGCAAACCCTAAAGAATAATGTCTAAATTATCTGTAAGAAACGACTACTTTACACCAGTAAAGAAAAGAACAAGCATAGGTGATTCTTCTAGAAGTAGACCAAAGAACAAAAGCACTAGAAGATTACACAAAAGAACGAGAGGACAGGGTAAACCATAATGCCACTAGGACATGGATCAATAGCTGAGTTTGCTGTCGCTTCTGTTAGAGGTGGTGGTGTACAAAACGTAGGGTCACCATTTGTATCTGGTGTTGGTGTTACAGCTAGTGTAGATGATTTAGGATCTGTAACGGGAACGGCTGTTGTTACGCAAACAGGTAGCGATTTAGCTTCAACGTTTTCTATTGGCACGGAAACTGTAACAGGCACTTCATCTCTGTCTTTAACAACGGCAGGAGTAATAACATCTGGTTTAGGTGAAGAAACACCATTTGGTGAAAGCTTTCAGAACCTTATTACGTTTTCAACAGGATCTCCAAACTTATTTATTTGGAGTGAGGTTGATGACTCACAAACACCATTTTGGAAAGACGTGGAACCGGGGTCCACAGACTAGGAGAAATAAATGGCATCGACATTTTCAAGTGCATTAAATTTAGAACTTCAAGCCAGTGGAGAAAACTCTGGAACTTGGGGTGTAATAACAAATAACAATTTACAAAAAGTAGAATCAGCAATCAAAGGGTATGTGTCTGTTGCTATTGCAAGCACATCAGATTCACTCGACACATCAGATGGATCTACCACAGACGAACAAAGTAATGCTATAATTAAATTAACAGGCACACTTACTGGTAACACAACCATGCAAAGTGAAGCCGTAGAAACATGGTACATCGTTGATAATGCAACAACCATGGGTACACACACATTAGGATTTAAACCAGCAGGCGGAACAGCAACTAACCTTGTAGCAGGATCCAAGCACATCTTGTATTCTGATGGTTCTACAATGTTCGATGTATTGAACGATGCAGGAAATATCACGGCCAACGGAACACTGAACGTGGCTGGTAATGTATCATTTGATGGTGGTACTTTTGTATTTAACGAGTCATCCGCTGACTTAGATTTTAGAATTGAAGGTAACGGCGATGCAAACTTATTCTTTACTGATGCTGGTAACGACAGGATTGGTATAAAAACAAACTCACCTTCTACAGAGTTACACGTTGTCGGTGGTGTCAAAGCCACAGGCGCAATAGACTTTGACGGCGGTGGATTTACTTTCAACGAATCTGGTGCCGCTCTTGATTTTAGAATAGAAACAGATACGTTAACGCATGCTGTTTTTGTGGATGGCTCTGCTGATAAAATAGGTTTTGGAACATCATCACCTACAAGTGGATTTGTTACAATCGATCAAGCAAGCTCAACTGGAGCCATAGCTTGTTTAACATTAGACCAAGGTGACGATGACCAAGAATTTATTAGGTTTGATGGTACAAGTGCTTCTGATGGATCAAAGAGTATATCATCGTCAACTGATGAAGGTGGATCAAAGGTAGGTGCAATACGTATTAATGTTAATGGTACTGATCGTTTTATAAGGATTTATGACACTGCGATTTAATTATGCCATTATCAAAATTACAGATAGCACCGGGAATAGATAAACAAAATACCGAATACGGCGCTGAAGGTCGTTGGGTAGATAGTGATAATGTTCGTTTTAGATACGGACTACCAGAAAAAATAGGTGGTTGGGAAAAAGTAACAAGTGATGCACTTGTTGGTGCAACTAGAGCCATACTTTCTTATTCAGCACTTAACGGTGTTAAGTATGCTATCTATGGAACAAATAAAAAATTATATGCTTACTCTGAGGGTAACTACGCTGACATAACACCTACTCGTTCTACAGGCACAGGTAATATCACGCAGTTTACAACAACAAACGGATCTACTACGGTGACTATAACAGACTCAAGTCATGGTGCTTTAATTGGTGATTTCGTTACGATTGCTAGTGTAGGTGGCGCGGTTAACGGTATATCTGCCGCTAACTTACAAGGAGAGTTTGAAATACTAACAGTGCCTAATTCTAATACCTATACAATAGAGGCAAAGGCGGCGGCTAGTTCTACTGGAAATGCAAGCGTAACTGCTAATGCCACGTATCAATTAAATACTGGCGCGGCTGTGTCTTTATTTGGTTATGGTTGGGGTGCAGGTACATGGAGCACGTCAACATGGAATACATCAAGAGAAGGACTAACTGGTGGTGAGGGTGTTTTACTACAATCTTCAAAATGGGCACTCGATAACTGGGGTGAAGATGTATTAGCTTTACAATTTAATGGTGGTCTATTCTACTGGGACACATCTGATGGATTAACAAGTTTAGCTACCACGACAGAAGTAAGTGGTGCACCAACGAAGTCTAGATTTATGATTGTATCTGGTGATGATAGACATGTTATTTGTCTTGGCACCGAAACAACAATAGGTCAAACAGCTACACAAGATAATATGTTCATACGTTGGTCAGATCAAGAATCAACTAATGATTGGACACCGACTGCTACAAATACAGCAGGATCTTTTCGATTAACAGATGGTAACCAAATACAAACAGCGGTAAGATCAAGAGGCGCTGTTATGATATGGACAGACACAGCGTTATATGCGATGCAATTTATTGGTGCACCTTTAACATTTGGTTTTAAACAAATTGGTTCTAACTGTGGGGCCGTAGGCATTAACGCGGCTGTCGATGTATCTGGTAACTCATACTGGATGAGTAATGATTCTTTCTTTGTGTATGATGGAGCTGTTAAAAAATTACCTTGCACAGTACAAGACTATGTGTTTGATGATATTAACAAAAATGCACAACAGGATGTATATTGCGCGGCTAACTCAAACTACAATGAAGTTATGTGGTTCTATGCATCAGCTAACTCTGATCAAATAGATAGAATGGTGACTTACAATTATGCAGAAAACCTTTGGTATGTAGGTACACTTGCTAGAACATCTTGGTCTGACTACGGTGTTTATCCTGTGCCTTATGCTACACAGTTTAAATCTACAGATACAACTGCAACTATATCAACAATCACAGGACTTAAAGCTGGTAGAACATTTGTATTCTTACACGAGACAGGAACAGAAGATGATGGCTCTGCTATGGCAAACCATATTGAATCTGGTGATATAGATATTGCTGACGGTGATAACTTTATGTCTGTATCAAGGTTCATACCAGACTTTAAAAATTTAACAGGCACAGCAGATGTCACATTAAAAACCAGACCCTATCCATCTGGTAATCAAACAAGTCATGGATCATTTGATGTAACGACGTCAACAACAAAAGTTAATACACGTATACGTGGTAGACAAGTTGCTGTTAGAATTAGCAGTGATGCTGTTGGTGATAAGTGGCGATACGGTACAATGCGTTTGGATATTAGACCAGACGGGATGAGGGGTAGTTAGTGGTACAAGAATTTATAGAAAATTTTTTATATCAAAATTCACCACAGCCAAAAGGATTTTATGGTCAGTTTCCCATATCCGAAGGAATTAAATCAGAATTAGGTTTATCAAAAAAATTTCCTTACGAAGGTTTTAGCACTAAATATCAAGGTCCAGATAAAACAGGTTTGACCGATTATGCAAAAAAAGGATTAAAAAGTATTTTTAGTAATGTTCCCGAAACTGGTATAGGTGGAGGAACAGCAGGACAAAGAATTATATATGAAAATTTAATAAACAATCCTGTTCTTAGAAATATTTTTAATATGGGTGGAAAGGCTTTACAATTTGGATCAAGAGCGCTTGGACCTTTTAGTTTGTTTGTGCCTAGTAGAGAACTTGGTTCTGGTGAATTAACCCCAGAAATAATAGAACAAGAAGTTAGAGCACAAAACGCGGCCAAAGCACAAGAGTCAAGAAATCAAAGTAGAGACGACTACACAGGAGGCGGTGGCACTGTCGTTATAGGAAAAGGTGGTGGAGAAAGTAAAGTGGTTAGTCCTAGAAGTAGAGAAGCAATGTATTCTCCTACTCCACAAAGAAGTTCTTCACGAGGACCAGATTTAAGAAGAAGAGCTACTGGTGGATTAGTTGAATTAGAAGGTGATACTAGACAATTATTTCCCGTCGGTGGAGATAGTGATTTAGCCACTACACAAAATGCACCTGTGTTTCTTGGTGGACTAGGAGGTGAATTAATAAGAAGAGGTGGACCAAGAATACCCGAACTACTATCAGCTAATCCCGGAATAATTGCTCGACCCGGACCCATACTTAATGAAACAATGCCTCTTCCGTATAGACCTCCCGGATTTGGAATTAGACCACTACCAACACCACCTATGTTTGGTATACAACCACCAATGCAACTGCCACAGATGCCAGACTACTCTAGTCAGTTCGAACAAATAGGTGAACAGTTAGGTGGCTTTGGTAAACAGTTAGATGCACTTGGTAGTTTTAATGAACAAGTAGGCGGGATAGGTAAACAGTTTGAAGCAGTAAATAATAAATTAGATAGCTTAGAAAAAGGTTTAGGTAGTCTTGGTAATCAAATAGCAAGCTTTGAAAATATGCAAAAAGCACAACCACAAGAAGTAATGCAACCTCGACGACCGTCTATTAATCCATTTGGTCTTGCTAATTTATTTATGAACATGAGGAGGTTTTAATGGCTAAAATATCAACACCACGTTTACCAGAAGCAACAGAAGAATATAGTAGAGAACAATTATCTCAACTTATACAGACACTTGATCAAGTAATCTTTATTTTGAACAACACATACATACCAGAAAAATTACGTGAAGATGATGAGCGTATTAGTTTCTTTTTGTCATAATGCCTAACGTATACACTAATCACAAAGCAAAGTTAGCTAACACTAACCTAACAACAATCTATACTGTGCCGACAGCAAAGACAGCTATTGTAAAATCTATACGTGTTGCTAATGAAGATACAAGTAATGATTGTAATATTACGGTGACATTGGTTGACACAAGCGATGTCATATACATGTTAGAAAAAGATAGAACAATACAAGCAAAGAGATCACAAGAACTTCTTGCGA